GCGAGTATCATGAATACTGGAAGAGGAGATCTGGATCAACCGCACCTCTCGCGCAGTATGGAACGTATCCGAACATGATCACGTATGCGGTCGAGAACCACGCCTCAGCTCAGAGCGTGCGGTTGCGCTCTGCGTTTCGCGGCAATGCGTATAGTCCGTGGTTTGTGCACTCGAGCGGCCATGTCAACTACGGCACCGCGAGCGTCTCGGGTAGGTTCGCCCCGCTTGTAGTTTTATAACTCTTGTAACTCTTAATAATCCCCGGACCCACTGGATCCGGGGAGAGGATTGTTATGTCAGTAAATGTCGGACAGAGAAACGTGCCGGATACTCCGCAGAACAGGCAGCTCGACGCGTGCGAGATGGCGATGAACCTCGCGCTGCACACGATCAAGATCTGCGAGAACAAAAAGATCTTCACGGTGGAATACCAGGAAGCGCTCACGGACGACATTATCAGATGCGCGAAGGACATATACATTTTCGCCTGGAACGGGAACAACGTATACGTGCAGCCTGATAATGGACGATGGCCGGAGCGGAAGAAGCTGCAGATCGCCGCGATCTCGAAGTGTAACGAGCTTTTAGCCCTGATCAACATCGCCCGGAGGCTATTTCATTTAAAAGGCACAAAAGTAAGATATTGGACGCAGATGGTAGTCGATACCAGGGGCCTGATCAGGAGATGGCACGACGCCAACGCGAAACAATACGGGAAGTAGGTTAGCTCAGAACGTGCGGTTGCGCTCTGCGAATCGCGGCAATGCGAATAATACGTGGAATGTGAACTCGAGCGGCAATGTCAACAACAACAACGCGAGCAACTCGAATAGGTTCGCCCCGATTGTATCGACCAGGAAACGAAAGGCCGGCGTATAGCGCCGGAGATTTCTGAGGATATGCAATACAAGGAACCTGCTCTCCCGGCCGTGGATCGGCAAAACACCACCTCAGTGATGTCGGAGACTTACGAGCCTGCCCGGCTGCAGACACTCGAGGAAATGAATAGAATAATTAGTTACGATGCGTTATGGGACTCGTTTATGAAATGCAAAAGAGGCGTCGGCTGGAAGCCGTCGACGAAGCATTTCAACCTGAACGCGCCGGAGGAAGTCCTGAAGATCTGCAACAAGCTCGAGACCGGGACATGGAAGAACGGGAAACCGAAAGAGATCAAGATCCTGTATCCGAAGAAGAGGGACGGGCTCTCGATCTCATTCAAGGACCGGGTATATCAGAGAAGCATTAACGACAATGTTCTATACCCGAGCGTTCAAAGATCGTTTATCCTGGATAACTGTGCATGTCAGGGAGGAAAAGGGACGGACTTCGCGAGAGCCAGGATCAAGAAACATCTCCGGAGATTTTACCGGGAGCATGGCCTCGACGGATATATCCTGCAGATAGACGTCAAAGGATATTATCCGAACATGAGGCACGATGCTGTCGAGAATAAGTTCCGGAGATATTTGAGCGACGAGGTATTCAAGGCGGTCTGTGATGTACTGGACACCCAGTACAAAGGAGAGGTCGGATATAATCCGGGCTCGCAGATGGTACAGATCGCCGGGATCGCACTGCTCGATGACCTGGATCATTACCGGAAAGAGAGGCTGCACTCGAGGCAGGATCTCCGGTATATGGACGACATCACGATCATCCATCATGATCGGGAGACGCTGGAAGGAATGCTCGAAGACATCAAAGGGAAGCTCGCCGAGATAGGATTCGAGGCCCATGAAAAGAAAACGCGGATCACTCCTTTGACTCATGGCTTTTCGTTTTTAGGGTTCAAATACAGGATCACGAAAACGGGAAAGATCATCATGTCTCTGAATAGTGAGAATGTTAAGCACGAAAGGAGAAAGCTGCGGAGGCTGGTGAAACTTGTCAGGGAAGGCAGGACCACAAAGGCCAAAGTAGACGAATGCTTCCGCTGCTGGTGCGAGAACGCCAGCAAGGGAAATTCTTTTAAGCTCATACAAAGAATGCAGAGATTTTATAGAGAACTCTGGAAGGAGGAAGGCAATGATCGTTATAAGAAACACGACTCCGCTCGATAAGCAGGCAGAACAGGAATACGCTGCAGCTGTCGCAGCACAGACGAAAGCGGTCCAGGATTACAACATCATGATGGGAAATCTGGAGGATCCGGCAGAGGAGGACGAAGAGGATGAATGAGCACAGCGAAAAGTTCGAACTGGTAAAAAGATATTATGATTCCGGCCAGTGGAAAAAGAAGGCGGTCAGGAATGCAGTCGTCAAAGGATGGATCACAGCAGAGGAATATGCTGAGATCACCGGAGAAGTCTATGAGTGACGAGGAGATCGCAGGACTGACGTATCCGGAGATCGTGGAGCTGATCAAACGCCTGGTCGATGAACTGGAGATCAGAGCCATGCAGATGATACAGGAGACCGGGACATGATCGAGAACGATCTCGTCAAATGGATCAATGAACTGATAAGGGACGGGGAGCTGTGGAAGTTCTACAAGTCCGAGGAATGGATCCGGCTGAAGAGCCGGGTCCTGACTGAGCAGCATCACGAATGTCAGATCTGCAAAAGATCCGGGATCGTTACGAGATACGACGAAGGACAGGACGGGAAGAGGAAGCTGATCTCGACCGTCCATCATGTGAACCATGTGCGAGCGCATCCGGATCTCGCGCTGTCGAGATACTACACCGGGAGGGACGGAGAGTGGCGCGACAACCTGATCGCGATCTGTAAAAAATGCCACAACAGGATCCACGACAGGACGTTCGCAAAAGCTAAGAAGCCAGGCTATACGAACGAGGAAAGATGGTAGCCCCCCGTCATCCCCTAAAGGGGGAAAAACGGGGAACCCAGCAACGGGGGAAGGGGACGACAAAAGATCCTCGCGCCTGCGCGTGAGAAAAAATGGTGAATTTATGGCACAGAAGAGCAAAAAAGCCATCAGAGAGTCGCTCATGAGCCAGCTCCAGGCAAAAGGAGCGGACCTCGATCACTTCGAGGCCCTGATCGACGACTACGTCACATATTTCGAGCTCGTCAAGAAGATGAAAGCGGACATCCGGAAGAACGGACTGTCCTATGAAGCAGTATCCGCAGCGGGGAAAGTCTACGAGAAAGATAACCCGAACGTGAAGCTGCTCCCGCAGTACACGAGATCGATGCTGGCGATCCTGAAGGATCTCGGCCTGACCACTGACAAGGTAGAAAGCGAGGACGACGCAGTACTGTAGATCATGCCCTGGCATGACGAAAATGATATCAAATCCGCCTCTCTCCGGGCGGGTTTTTTATGTCGTACTGCAGAAAATAGCATGAATTATCCGCGGGAAATAGCCGAATATATGCAGATGATCGAGCGGGAAGAGGTCAGATCATGCGAGGATCAGAAGCTCCTCATGGACCACGTCCGGGCCTGTTTTGAGACGCAGCTGATCTATGTTGATACGGACCAGCTCGAGAAATATATGCACTTATGCGACGCCTATCTCCCGTTCAAATTATTCCCCTGGCAGCGCTTCATACTCGCGCTGCACGACTGCACATACTGGGAGGAGACGGGCCAGCCTCGCTGGCCGGATCTGTTCTGTATGCTCGGCCGTGGAGCAGGGAAGGACGGGACGATCGCAGTGGAGTCGTTTCTCCTGACGAGTCCCTATAACGGGATCCGTGAATATGACGTGGATATCTGTGCAAATAATGAGGAGCAGGCGATCAGGCCTGTCCAGGACTTGACCGGATTCTTCGAGATCCCGTCGGTCCAGAAGAAGATTCAGAAGTTCTATCGATGGACGAAGGAGAAGGTCATATCCACAAAGACCAGGTCCACGATAAAAGGGAGGACGAACTCCCCGAAGGGGAAAGACGGGCTCCGATCGGGGATAGTGATCTTCAACGAGATCCACCAGTACCCGAACTATGCAAATATTAACGTATTCACGACCGGCCTGGGGAAGAAGGCACACCCGCGCCGGAGCTACTATACGACGAACGGAGACGTCAGAGAAGGCCCGCTCGACGATATCCTTCACGACGCTGAGGATATCCTGAAGGCCGGCGCGGACGATAACGGCCTGCTGCCTTTTATATGCCGGCTGGATGACAAGGCGGAAGTGGACGACGAGGAGAACTGGGTAAAGGCGAACCCGTCGCTGCCGTATCTTCCGAACCTCCAGCTCGAGACGAAAAAAGAGTATATCGAATGGAAGAAGAACCCGGACCGGCTGCCGGCATTCATGTCGAAGCGGATGAATCTTCCGGAAAGCGCGAAAGAGTCGGCGGTCGCGGAGTGGGACTCGATCGCAGCAACGAACAAGGAGATCCCGGATCTCTCCGGATGGGAGTGCACGGTAGGGATCGACTATTCGAAAGTGACGGACTGGGTAGCCGTCAATTTTCATTTTAAGGACGGGGACAAGCGGTTCGACATTAACAAAGCATGGATCTGCAGAGAATCGAAAGACATTCCGAGGATCAAGGCGCCCTGGAGGGAATGGGCAAAGACGGACCTCCTGGAATACGTGGACGACGTCGAGATCCATCCGTCCGTGATCGCGAACTACATCCTCGAGATGGGGAAGGCGTACCACATCCTGAAGGTGGCAGTAGATACATACAGATATGCGCTCCTGGCGGACGCGCTCTCGAAGATCGGATTCGACACAAAACAGAAGAACCTGATCCTCGTGAAGCAGACGGATATCATCAAAATGGTCCCGATCATAGACCATTGCTTCCGGAATGGTTTTTTCCACTGGGGAGATAATCCGGTCCTGAGATGGGCGACAAATAACACGAAGACAATCAGATACGGGAGAGACGTGGGAGCCGATAAAGGCTCTTTCGTTTACGCAAAAATAGAAGGAAAGTCCCGAAAGACGGACCCGTTCATGGCGCTCGTGGCGTCTATGGTCTGCGAATCGGAAATCAGAGACCGGCCTGAGCCTATGCCCGAATGGCTCGATCTCACATTTTAACGGAGGAAATAGTCATGAGCTTGAGAGGCAAAATCAAGAGCCTGTTCAGGAGCAAAGAAGAAAAAACAAGGTTCACGGACACGATAGTGATCGATATCCCGGAAGCTCTTTATATCAAAGAGCTCGCCATGTATTCGGCCATATCGCTGATCGCGAACGCGATCTCACAGTGCGAGATCCTGGTCTACGACAACGGGAAACAGGTCCGCGACGACAGCTGGTACAGCCTGAACGTCAAGCCGAACGTGAACGAGTCGGCCTCTCAGTTCTGGCATAAGGTGGTCGAGGTCATGCTGCGGGCCGGAGACGGGAAAGGCGCCCTCGTATTCCTCCAAGCCGGAAATATGTACTGTGCGGACGAGTACGAGATCAAGGAAAAAAGGCCGTTCAAGCTCACGGGAAACCTCTACGACGGCGTCGTGGTGGATGACCTCAGCATGAACAGGACCTTCACGGCACGGGACACGATGATCTTCAAACTGGAGAACCGACAGGCGAACATCCTGGTCGACGGCATGTACGCGGATCTCTCCGGGCTCATAAACGCGGCCATGTCGAAATATAAGTCCAACAATATCCAGCGCTGGAAGTTTAAGGTCGACGCCAGGGAGGCCGGGGATCCTAAGTTCCAGAAGGAATGGCAGGAAAAACTGAAGAAGTCAATCGGGAAATTCGTCGCCGGAGAGAACAAAGTATTCGTCGAATTCAGCGACAGGACACTGGATCCGATCCAGATCGCGGGAAGTGCCGGAGCCGTCGGAGCGGACGCTGGAGAGAACATATCCCTCATTAACGAGGTATTCGAGCTCGTGTCGAAGGCGTACCACATCCCTCCGGGGCTGATAACGGCCGGCAACTATAACGTGCAGGATCTCGTGAGCCAGTTCCTCACGTTCGTCGTGGATCCGATCGCGGACATGATAAGTAAGACCCTCACAGCCGCATACGGCCGGAAGGGATTCGATAATGGCATCTATTTCCGTGTCGATACCTCGAAGATCAAACACTTCGACATCTTCGACATGGCATCGAATGTCGACAAGCTGATCTCGTCAGGTTTTGCGAGCGTCAACGAGGTCAGGAAGGCGGCAGAGTGGGATGCGGCCGGGGATCCGGATGATCCGGATAACTGGCTGAATAAGCACATATTAACAAAAAACTATCTCATAGGAGGAAACGAACGTGAAGAAACAGAGAATGTTTAACTGCCTGTTCAAACAGGCGGGCGAGACATACAAGCTCTTCATTTACGACAATGTACGCCGCGATGGATTCTGGACGGAATCAGAAACATCTGCGAAGTACGTCGCGGAAAAGCTCTCCGAGATTCCGGACGGATCCACTCTCGAGGTACACATCAATTCAGACGGAGGAGATGCGTTCGAGGGCACGGCTATCTACAATCTGCTGAAAAACGCTCCGATCAAGAAGATCGGGATTGTAGACGGCCATGCGTTCAGCGCGGCGACCTTCATCCTGCAGGGATGCGACGAGAGAGTCATGGAGACGGGGACCACGATGCTCGTCCATAATGCATGGACATTTGCAGCGGGGAACGCGAAGGAACTCAGAGCGATCGCGGACGACCTGGACAAGCTCATGGATTCGAATCGCAAGATCTATCTCGAGCGCTGCTCTCTGACAGAGGACGAACTCAGAGCCCTCATGGAAGAGGACAGGATCCTGTCGCCGGAGGAGGCCCTGGAATACGGCTTCGTGGATCGTATCGCCAAAGCCCAGGAAGAAGAACCGAAGGATCCGGAAGAGGATCCGCAAGATCCGGAAGGCGATCCGGATCCGAAACCCGAAGAAGATCCGGAAGAAGATCCGGCAGCACTGCGCGGGGACCGCTTTAATGCAGCCCTGCGGTTTTTCAAAAATTATTATTAAGCAAAGGAGAAACGAAATGAGAGACTTTTACAAGAATGAAAACGTAGCTCAGGCTACAGCCGAGATGATCGCATCATGGAAATCAGACGACGAGGCAGCCGTACAGGCAGCGGCGGAGAAATGGTCCGAGGCCATTTTCGAGCAGATGCGGATCGAGTACGAGACGATCGCCTCAGACGAGCAGGCCCTCGCGGCCCGCGGATACAGGATCCTCACGGCCGAAGAGAAGAAGTTCTACGCTTCTCTCGAGAAGGCCCTCGAGAATCCGAAGGCTTCCGGAGTAGGCGACATCCTTCCGGCTCTTCCGATCACCATCATCAATGATGTGTTCAAGAACCTCACCCAGCAGCATCCGCTTCTCGCAGCCATCAACTTCCGGAATGTCGGATACAGCACGAAGCTCATCCTTAACGCTCATTCCGGACAGAATGCAGCGTGGGGCAAAGTGACCGCAGCGGTGTCTCAGGAGATCACTTCGAGCTTCAAGGTCATCGACCTGACGGACGCAAAACTGTCATGCTGGGCTGCTCTTCCGCTGGATCTGATCCGCCTGGGAGCTACGTTCCTCGACAACTACATCCGCACGATCCTCACCGAGGCGATGGCCTGCAAACTGGAAGCGGCGATCGTGACCGGTACCGGCAAAGACATGCCGATCGGAATGGACAGGAAGCTCGACTCCCAGGCCGTGATCGTGGACGGAGTATACGCGCAGAAGAGCGCGGTGAGCGTCGTAGATTTCTCTCCGGAGAACTATGGCAAATACATCGCCGAGAACATCCTCACGGCTGACAACGGCGTCTATAAGAACGGCCTCGGGACCCTTGCACTCATCTGCAACCCGGTCGACTACTATACGAAGATCATGCCGGCCACGACGATCCTCAATACTTCGGGCCAGTATGTCGGAGGCCTTTTCCCGGTTCCGACGAAGGTGATCCCGTCCATCGGCCTCGAGACAGGATACGCGATCCTCGGATTCCTGGACGAGTATTTCCTGGGAATGAGCGCACCGAAGACCGGAGCGATCTCCGTATCTGACGACGCGGAGTTCCTCGCAGATGTGAGACTGTTCAAGGACATCACGTTCGCGAACGGACGCGCATACGATAACAGCTCGTTCGCGCTGCTCGACATCTCCAGCATCAGCCCGGCCTACATCAACGTGAAGGCCACAGGCGCCATCGGCGCGACCGGAGCCACAGGCGCGACCGGCGCCACAGGTGCGACAGGCGCGACCGGAGCGACAGGAGCGACAGGTGCGACAGGCGCGACCGGTG